GTGGAGACACCAAAAACTTTCAGATGTCTGACATTGCAGCGTATGTGATGGGAGCTAACACGCTTACTCTTCAGGACGTTTGTGACAACGGTACTGCAACCACTACAGGGATGACTATTGCAGACACCCTTACTTTAAGTAAGCCAACGGGTATGGGTCTTAGTGTTACATCTAATGCAAGTGTTGGGGGTACACTTGGTGTTACTGGAGTGTCTACATTAGGAGAAATTGACTCGGCAGGCCCTGCCGATATCGCAGACACGCTTACGTTGAGTAAGCCGAGTGGAACGGCTTTATCAGTATCAGCTGGAGCAGTGTATTTTGCAAGTAATTTAGATGTTTTTGGCCTTCATCATCAGTGGGGTGCGTTAACAGTAGAAGGGATTACAACATTAAATAACGTTCTTGACGCTAACTCAACAGCCGACATCTCAGACACGCTTACGCTTAGTAAGGCGACAGGAAATGGGCTAGACGTCACGTCTTCCGTGATTATAGGCGGCCAACTGACCGCAGGTACAAGCGTGGTGGGTCAAACGGCAGTCACAGCCGATGGGTTTCAGACGAACAGTTCATCATTTACAGCTACATCTTCAGCGGTACAGACTTCTTTTGGGACTACCTTTACTACTTTTGACGCTACTATTGTTAGTTGTAAAATAACAGGGTCAGCTCCAGCATCAGCTACTGCCACTGGAACAACAGGGACTATTGTAACTGACGCAACTCACATCTACGTATGTACGGCAACTGACACTTGGAAGCGAGTAGCAATAGCAACTTGGTAATATGGACATCCGTAAGATTTCAGTAGGGGCTAACTACAAGGAGGCTATGCACTACATCGTAGGGCAGTCCGTGATAGGAGGTGAGTATGAGCTACACCTAATCAAGTTCTATGACGAGATTGACTCGTACAGGATATGGATTTCAAAGGGAGAAGAGGTAGTATTGTGGAAAGAATTTAAAGACATGCCAATTTCAATCGAGTACAACATAAACTTCTAAAATGAAATCCCCATATATGTTCATCGTTCGCCCTAAAGATGGCAAGCGATATTCGAACATTGATGATGGGCTTATAGTAAGCACATCTCAAGAAGACCACAGGTTCTCCAACAGAATCGCTGAGGTGGTTGAGTTACCAATAAACTATGACGGGCCAATAGACAAAGGAGATCTACTCCTTGTCCACCACAACGTCTTCAAGTTCTACTACGACATGAAGGGCAGGCAGAAAAGCGGAAGGAGCTTTTTAAAAGACGACCTGTTCTTGGTTGACCCTATGCAGTTCTTTATGTACAAAAAGGGTGATGAGTGGAAGACTCATGACAAATACTGCTTCATAAAACCAGCCCCAGTAAAAGACTCTTTTATCAAGAAGAGAGGAAGCGAGGAGCCACTAATCGGCACGATACGGTACATTAACAAGGAGCTTGAGAGCTTTGGGCTTAAGGAGGGCGATGAGATATCGTTCAAGCCTGACAGCGATTATGAGTTCACGGTTGATGGAGAAAAGCTGTATCGGATGTTTACTGACAACATAACCCTGTCGTTGTGATATGTCAAACAAGAAGGAGTGGGATAGGAGTAGTAGAGAGGAGTTCTCAGATGTTCAAAGAAGGATGACCGAGAAGGCTCACGGAAGCAAGAAATACAATCGAAAAAAAGATGGATTCAAAAAGCATAAAGGAGGAGATTATAAAAGCTGGGGAGATGGCGGTTCAGCAACTGATTAAGGTTGCCAAGGAAGAGATAATAAAACCAGACCTCGAAGATGAGATTGCAGCCGACAGGCTAAAGAACGCTGCCGCTACAAAGAAGCTCGCTATATTTGATGCGTTTGAAATCCTTAGCAGGATAGAGGCTGAAAGAGACAAGCTTAACGATGTAGGACAACATAAAGAAGAAAAAACAGGTGGAGGATTCGCAGAGAGACGATCAAAAAAGTAGCCTGTACAAGATTGTAAATAATCTTATTCCAAGCTCTATTGTAAAAAAAAAGAACCAAGGTAAGTCTTGGGGCTATGGGTACAACGAGAAGTATGACGTTGTAGTTATCTCTAAGGATGGCACTATTGGTGACATATACCATATATCTGGCATAAACATAGCCATACCTCCAAGGCCACAGAAAACATTTTCTCGTAGTAACAAACACGCAGAGCAATACTGGGAGGCTCAGGAGTACCCAAAAGAACTCAGCAAAATTAAGAAGGTGTTCCAGTGGAATGAGATGCCGTCTGTTTTTAAATCAAAGTGGGTTGACTACATTGAGAATGAATTTGACAAGAGAGAGTCAGGGTATTGGTTCTACAACAACGGAACCCCCACCTACATCACAGGGTCTCATTACACGTACCTTCAGTGGACTAAGATAGACGTTGGCCTTCCTGATTACAGGGATGCAAATAGAATATTCTTTATGTTTTGGGAGGCTTGCAAGGCAGATAAAAGGAGCTTTGGAATGGTGTACCTTAAGATAAGGCGTTCTGGGTTCTCGTTCATGGGTTCTCATGAGGCAGTAATACAGCAACCCTAGCAGGTTGACGCAAGGGTTGGGATACTGTCTAAGACTGGTGGTGATGCAAAGAAGATGTTTACGGACAAGGTCGTTCCTATAAACAGCAACTACCCGTTCTTTTTTAGGCCTATCATGGATGGTATGGACAAGCCTAAGACGGAGCTGTCTTATCGTATTCCAGCATCTAAGATTACTAAGAACAATATGAACGATGTCGAGGCTAATGAGATGGATGGCTTGGACACGACAATTGACTGGAAGAATACGGACGATAACTCATACGATGGTGAGAAGCTATTGCTATTGGTTCACGATGAGAGTGGTAAGTGGTTAAACCCAAACAACATTCTAAATAATTGGCGGGTAACTAAGACCTGTTTAAGGCTGGGTAGTAAGATTATCGGAAAGTGTATGATGGGTTCAACATGTAATGCACTAGCAAAGGGTGGTGAAAACTTCAAGAAGCTATACAACGACTCAAGTGTATCTACACGAAACCCTAACGGACAGACAAAAACTGGGATGTACAGCCTGTTCATACCAATGGAATGGAATATGGAGGGGTTTATAGATAAGTATGGGATGCCAGTAATGGACACCCCAGAGAAGCCAATAGAGGGATGTGATGGGGATATGATATCTGTAGGTGCTATTGAGTATTGGCAGAACGAGGTGACCTCATTAAAGCATGATGCAGACGCTCTTAACGAGTTTTACCGTCAGTTCCCACGAACAGAGTCTCACGCATTTAGGGACGAGAGCAAGCAGTCTTTATTCAATCTAACCAAGATATACCAGCAGATTGATTATAACGACAACATGATAAAAGGCCACCACATCACGCAGGGGGGCTTCCATTGGGAGAACGGTATAAAGGACTCTAAAGTAATATGGTCTCCTAATTCTCGTGGGAGGTTCTTTGTTTCATGGCTCCCGTCATCACAGCTTCAGAACAGGTACGAGATGCGTAACGGAAAGAAGTACCCCGCCAATGAGCACATAGGCTCGTTCGGGTGTGATTCATACGATATATCAGGTACTGTAGGCGGGGGTGGGTCAAACGGTGCGCTTCATGGGCTGACAAAGTTTAATATGGATGACGCCCCAAGCAATGAGTTCTTCTTACAGTACGTAGCCCGACCTCAGACAGCTGAGATATTTTTTGAGGAGGTTCTAATGGCACTTGTGTTTTACGGGATGCCAATCCTTTGCGAGAACAACAAGCCAAGGCTGTTGTACCACTTAAAAAACAGGGGGTATCGTGGGTACTCAATGAACAGGCCTGACAAGCAATTCAATAAGCTATCAAAAACAGAAAAGGAGCTTGGCGGGATACCCAACACAAGCGAGGACGTAAAGCAGTCACACGCATCGGCTATTGAGTCTCATATCGAGAAGTATGTAGGTATGGATATGGAGGGTACGTTCAGAGACCCTGACGAGATGGGGTCAATGCCCTTCAACAGAACGCTTGAGGATTGGGCAAGGTTTGATATAAACGCAAGGACAAAATTCGATGCGTCAATCAGTTCAGGGCTTGCAATCATGGCGAATCAAAAGAATCTATACACCCCACAAAAAGAACAATCGAAAATAAGCATTAACTTTGCAAGATACAGTAACTCAGGCTCAACGAGCCAATTAAAGCGTTAGATGGAGGAAGTAACAGTAAATGTTTCCGCTGCGGGGTTCCCTGATCAGTTTGCGACAGACAAGGAAAAGGGAAGCTTAAGTTACGGACTACAAGTCGGACAGGCTATACAATACGAGTGGTTTAGAAAAGACGGCAGTGGCTGTAGGTATTATAGTCAGTGGCAGCAATTTAACACGTTACGACTGTATGCTAGGGGTGAACAGTCAGTAGCAAAGTACAAAAATGAGCTTGCTATAGATGGAGACCTTTCCTACTTAAACCTTGACTGGACTCCAGTACCTATCCTACCTAAGTTTGTTGACGTCGTTGTAAATGGCATGTCTGATAGGTTGTTTAAGATAAGGGCATACGCTCAAGACGCATTATCTTCAGAGCATAGGAATAGATATCAAGAAAGGGTAGAGGCTCAGATGGTGAGTAAAGACCTTTTATTGCAGATACAAGAGGATTTTGGGGTTGACCCATTTACAATGAATCCTGACGAGGTTCCTGAGAGTGATGACGAGATGTCGTTACACATGCAGCTAAATTACAAGCCAGCTATTGAGATAGCTGAAGAGACCGCAATCAACACTATACTTGACGAGAATAGATATCAAGACATAAGAAAAAGACTCGACTACGACCAGATGGTACTTGGCGTGTCAGTGGCTAAACATGAGTTTAGAAGAGGGGAAGGCGTTGTAATTAACTACGTAGACCCTGCCAATATTGTTTACAGCTACACTGAAGACCCCTACTTTAAGGATTGTTTTTATTGGGGAGAGGTTAAGACCATTCCAATAACCGAGCTTGTTAAGATAGACCCTGATATTACTTCAGAAGAAATGGGGACTATATCTAAGTATAGTCAGAGTTGGGCCTCTTATTATAATATGTCTCAGTTTAGTGAGAGCGACCTATTTTATAGAGACACATGTACTCTACTCTACTTTAATTATAAGACAACTAAGAAGTTTGTTTATAAAAAGAAGAAGCTTGATAATGGAGGTGAGCGTATTATAGAGAAGGATGACGAGTTCAATCCACCACAAGAGATGATGGATGAGGCTAATTTTGAGAAGATCGAGAAGACTATCGAGGTTTGGTACGAAGGCATCATGGTTATGGGTACTAATATTGTGTTGAAATGGGAGCTTTCCAAGAACATGGTAAGACCTAAGTCAGCCAGTCAGCATGCTATGTCTAACTACGTTGCGTGTGCGCCAAGGATGTACAAAGGGTCTATTGAGTCTCTTATAAAAAGAGCCATTCCATTTGCAGACCTTATACAGATTACGCATCTTAAGATACAGCAGTTAGTCGCACGTATTGTGCCTGACGGTGTGTTTATTGATGCAGATGGTTTGAACGAGGTTGACCTTGGGACAGGAAATGCATACAACCCAGAGGATGCCTTAAGACTTTACTTCCAGACTGGTAGTGTTGTTGGAAGGAGCTATACTCAGGATGGTGAGTTTAATAACGCACGAGTCCCTATTCAGCCCTTAAGTTCTAGCGGGGGAGCTTCTAAGATGCAGCTTCTTCTAGCCAACTACAACCACTACCTTGACATGATTAGGGCGGTTACAGGAATAAACGAGGTAAGAGACGGTACGGCTCCTAATCCAGATGCTCTAGTAGGCGTTCAAAAGCTTGCGGCTCTAAGTTCTAATACAGCAACGAGACACATACTTGATTCGAGTCT